ATATTATTCATTTATCTTTATTGTATATGTTTTCCAATGAGTTCCTTCTGGGAATCTACTTTTAACAATTTTATTTAATTTATATGAAAAAACATCAACATCAAATGGTATTGATTTATAATAATTTTTCAATTTTAAATCAAGTTCTTCGTTGGAATATTTGTTATGATTATCAAGAATGTCTTGAAGGAGTGCTATGTATGCTTTATCTAGGTTGTTCATTATATTTTTTTATAAACCATTTAATTCTTGTTATTTTATACAGAAACCATAAAACAATTTTCTTTTTGTTTTTGGTCCATATTTTTCTAGTACCATTCTTATCTGAGAAAATCATATAAGGGGTTTCAACAATAATCCATGGCACATGAATTATTTTACCCTCAATTTGTTTACTTTCTAGTTTTAAATCAATTGAGGGTATTTCATCTTCTTTACTCATAACTCGTTATTGTTTTATCGTTGTATGTTAATGTAATTTGTTTGGTTGGAATTTTATAAGGTGTATTATCTACATTAGTGGGGACCATCATATTGGCTAAAGGTCCATATTTTTCTTTCCATATCGGAAGAGCTATTTTATACCTTTCCTCCAAACTCAACTCTCGTTCTTTAATCAGCAATCCACAGTTTTCGGAAAACTCTGTATCGGTTTTGGTACAATGGATAAACATATCTTTGGGTAGTGGTCTATTATTAACTAATTCTTGTTCCATCCAATGTAATTCGTTTTCTATAACAGGTTGAGGTTTCCAATTTTTTAAATAAGTCTCATAAACCTCATCCAATAATTCTTGTTGTTCTTTATTCATTTCTTCTTTCTAAAGATATTATGTTCATATTCTAAGTCCCAAATCCATCTTGTTCTACAAGTCCATACCCACTTCTTAACTCTCCACCACCTTCTTAGTTTAACATACCAAGGGTCATTCTCCATTTCCGTTAGTAATAGGTCTAAGGTTTTACTTCTCATATTATCCACAACTTTCGGTATAAAATTCAGTTTCGTCAGGAGTTTCTTCAATCATAGGTTGATTCTCTAATTTCTCAATCACTATGTTAAGAGCCTCAGGGTAATGGTTGTGTCCAGGTTGAAAGGATATTGTTCTTAATCCCAAAACCTGATTATTAATGTAGTGTCGGTATTTACCTTTACCTTTTAGAATTTCGTGGTCCATTGAGACCTCGTTCCAATCTTCCAATACACATTGAGCACCTACATTAATTTTGTAGTGTAATCTAACAATATTGTTGTGGCTAAAATTCTTAATAAATTCTCCTAGTGTCATATTATTTGTTTTTTGATTTCCTCCACATTCCTGGTTCAGGAGCACCAATTATTTTATCCATACCACCTTGGCTAGCGGCAACCCAACAATTACCCCTCTGAGTCTCTAAATGTTTCTCAACCTCTGATTCGGAATACATTACAGATTGTTCTTCCAAATAAATTGATTCAAGATTTGACGTTTGTCTTACCATCTCATTTTCAAATTGTTTGATTCTACCAACAATTGAATACGTCTCTCCCTTATCATCTTTTCTTGGTATAGAATAACCATCCAAATACATATGGACTACTTCCAAATCCTCTTTTAATAACATAATTTGGTTATCTCTAATATCAAAATTTTCGTGAGGAACTACTCTCTCAATAATGAATCCCGATTTATCAACGCGGTATAAACACTCACCAATATGTAGGTACAATCTTTCGTGTCTCATACATTCAGGGTCATCAATAACTTCCATTGATAGTGCTTCAACATTAGTGGGAACACCTGTAGGGTCTAATGACTCTAATCGTACTTTGAAAATTTTAGTATTACACTTTTTAGTTTGTTTATTGTTTTCGGGCGAAGTTAAGAAATCATATATTGTGGATAGAGATGGTTTACTCTCGGAACTCTCATTAACAAAGTTCCAAGATTTATCTCTACTATCTTTAATTTCCATTTTACCGTCAATAAAATTTAAAAAAGTTTTGGTATCTAAAATTTCAACAAGAACATTCCATTGGTCAGTTATATTAATTTTACCATTCACCTTTGAGGCTTTCAAACAATCACCTTCGTAGTTTATTAAACTTAATTTATTCATTTTGTATTCAATTTAAAATGTCTTTGACAGGTTGATTCACTTAGTCTTTTTTCAAACTCTTCTTTGGTTATTAATTCTTTATTAAATGAATAATCAAAGTTAGTTCTATCCCAACCATCAGGGTCTAATATAATATAACCGTATTGTTTAATCCATTCAGATGATGGTAATTTTATAATTTCTTCTTGATATTCCATTAGTTTAACTCGCTTTGTCTTATTTCCTGATACTGTTTATTATCCTTGTTTATATCATCCCAAACCACGTGAATTAAAGGATAAACAACTACCCCCGTTGTACACTCGTGATTAGATGACGTTTCAATTATATGGTCAATAAATAAATCAATTTGTTCATGTAGATGTTCTCTCAATTCATCCATTGTTTTATAAGTTGTACCGGCACTAACATGTGTTAATTTACCCTCACGAATTTCAGTGGCAATCTTGCCAAATTTTATTTTTGAATTCATAGAAATATTAGTAAAGTTTTAGTCCCGGATGTTCAATAACATTAACAAAACGTTTATCCATTTTGTAATACTTTTCAAGTACTTTATTCAGTACCTCTCTCTTTGATTTACCCACATAATAATCATAGATACTACCATATCCCATATTAATAGTGTATCCTATATAACGCCATCCTCCATACCAAGTCATACGTTGTATTGCGTACTGACCATCACTATCCTTATAACCAGGACGATTTACAAATCTAATGTTAATTGTTTTTTCCATAAATTTTTTCTTCTAGTAGTAATATCAATTTTCTTTTTTCACCAAAACTGAGGGTTTCACTGACAAATAAATTTAGTTCTTCATCGGTTGCAACCTCACATAACTTATCCAATTCGTCTTCAGTAATCCTGAAAGATTCCATCATTGCAATATCCATTAAACCAAATATTGAATTATTGACGGTAATAATTTTTTCAGTTTTAAACCTTATCTTTCTATCCAATCTTGTCATAACAAATCGCGATTAATATTGTTATGACCCCCAAAGAAAAAACTACCCATCCCCACCAGGGCATAGGTAGATTTACTTCCTCAACGTATTCTGTATTATCTTTCTTACTCATAATTTTACTTGGAATCTGTCTTTCATTACTTGAACTTTATCACTTGGAACACCGTGTTGATTTTCTCCCCCGTGTCGGTTTTCAACTATCAAACTGAATACTTTATATCCGTACTTTTCAGCCAATTTAAAATAAGGTTCCATTTCCCATTCTTGGGTGAAGGTGTTTGAAACAACAATTTCAGGGTAGTATTGGGGGTTTACTTGGTTGTCTTTCATACGAGTTTCAACCTCATCTCTACACCACTGATGAGCAATTTTAATTTCGTCAGGATTAAATTTATATTCTCCAGTTTCCCTATCCACGAAATATTGGTCCGCTTCGCAAATGGCATAATCATTCCAAATATGTTTAGCAAATGTTGATTTACCGCACCCTAGTTAAGGCACCCCTCTTACAAGGTACAATACCTTTGGGAGGGGCGCTATATTTTTTTTATTTTCCATATATTTATTATTAGAGGTATTCTTGATACTGAATACAAATGTATTAAAAAAAAATGATTATGACAACATTTATTAGAAAATGTCCTTTATGTGACTGTGAAATTTCATATACAAATAAGTACAATATGTTAAAAGCCGAAAAAAAACATTCAAAATGTAAAAGTTGTGGTATAAAAAACACAATAACTGATGATGTTAGAAAAAAAATGTCAGAAAGGGTAAAAGGTAGTAAAAATCCAATGTATGGAAAACACGGTGAGCGAAATCCGTTTTTTGGAAAACATCATACGGAGGAAACCAAAGAAAAAATACTTAAAAATAGAAATTGGTCAATATATAAAACTGAAGAATTTAGAAAAAAAATGTCAGAATCGGTATCGGGAAAAAATAATCCAATGTTTGGTAAATCTGTTTATGATGTTTGGTTTGAAAAATATGGCAAACAAATTGCGGATGAGAAATTAATTGAATACAAAAAAAAACAATCTTTAATTAATTCAGGTGAAAAAAATTCAATGTATGGGAAACCCGCACCTATAAATTCAGGTAATGGTATTTGTGGTTGGTATAAAGGGTGGTTTTTTCGTAGTTTACTTGAGTTAAGTTATATGATTTACGTAATTGAACGATTTAATCTAATATGGGAAAATGGTGAATCAGAAAAATATAAAATATCGTACACACAAGATGGTATTAGTAAGAACTACTTCCCTGATTTTGTAATAAATGGGACATACATCGTTGAGTGTAAACCAAAAAAATTATGGACGAACTCAAAAAATTCATTGAAGTTTGAATCCGCCGAAAAATACTGTGAAAAAAATAATTATTTTTTCAAAGTTAGAGATATTCCAAAATTAAAAAAATCTGAATTATTATCTTTAATAAATTCAGGATTGGTTGAATTAACAAATAAATGGAAAAATAAAGTATAAAATTTTTGGTATCATATTAATTTGTATATAAAATTGTGTATCTATCTTTGTGTACTTCAACCATTGGGTATTGCTTATGAAATTTCTCCAAATTAAATGGTCTTGTTACATAGTGTATTCCGTTTTTAGTCATAAGTGGTTCTGAAAGTGGTTCTTTACCAGCCTCTTCTTGTAATTGATTAACCAAAGTCATTA